TTTAAGTGGTTGTAATCCAAAAACATATTCTTCTCAAACAGGATATACTGGGTCATCTGGAGCTTATGCTTGTGATACAAGTAAAGGCTATTTTGGTATTGTTACATACGATGCTAACAGTTTAAGTGGTTGTAATCCAAAAACATATTCTTCTCAAACAGGATATACTGGGTCATATGGAGCTTATGCTTGTGATACAAGTAAAGGCTATTTTGGTATTGTTACATACGATGCTAACAGTTTAAGTGGTTGTAATCCAAAAACATATTCTTCTCAAACAGGATATACTGGGTCATCTGGAGCTTATGCTTGTGATACAAGTAAAGGCTATTTTGGTATTGTTACATACGATGCTAACAGTTTAAGTGGTTGTAATCCAAAAACATATTCTTCTCAAACAGGATATACTGGGTCATCTGGAGCTTATGCTTGTGATTCAAGTAAAGGCTATTTTGGTACTGTTAAATACGATGCTAACAGTTTAAGTGGTTGTAATCCAAAAACATATTCTTCTCAAACAGGATATACTGGGTCATCTGGAGCTTATGCTTGTGATTCAAGTAAAGGCTATTTTGGTACTGTTAAATACGATGTTAACAGTTTAAGTGGTTGTAATTTAATTCCTTGTACATCTATAGGATATACTGGTTCATCAGTATCATGTATTTGTGATACAAGTAAAGGTTATTTTGGTACTGTTGCATATGATACTAATCAATTATATGTTGCTTGTGGTCGTAGAGAAGGATTTTTAAGATGGTCTAATGATGGAACAACATGGACTCGATCAAGTTATAATCTTAGTCCTTCTACAAGTGATATATTTTATACTGTAGCATATGGAAATAATTTATGGATTGCAGGTGGTATTTCAGATTTAGGTAATAATTTAGCTTATTCAAGTGATGGAAAAACATGGTTTGGTTATGGTTTATCTTTATTTTTAAATTGTTATAGTGTTGCTTTTGGAAATAATTTATGGGTTGCAGGCGGTAATTCAAATACTAATACTGCTGTTTTGGCTTTTTCTGACGATGGAAAAACAAATTGGACTATTTCTTCTTCTAGTACTTTGTTTACTCAAAGGTGCAATTGTATAGTTTACGCAAATAATTTGTGGGTTGTCGCAGGCGGGAAAACAAATACTTTAGCTTATTCAACTGATGGAAAAAATTGGTCTGGTATTGGTAATACTACTATTACTAATATTGCATATTGTGTAGCATATGCAAATAATTTATGGGTTGCAGGTGGTAATTCAGGAACAGGTAATAATTTAGCTTATTCGACAGATGGAAAAACATGGGTTATTAGTACTAATAGTTATATTATACAAACTGTATATACAGTTGCGTATGGAAATAATTTATGGATTGCCGGTGGTGGTGGTACTTTTACTTTAGCTTATTCATTAGATGGAAAAAAAAATTGGACAGGAATACAATCTAATCCTTTCACTATAAATTATTTTATATATACAAATAATTCATGGATTTCCGGAGGTGATAATAATTTAAGTTATTCTACAAATGGAACAACTTGGACTGGTGGTGAATCTTCCAATAATAGTAACAGTGTGCGGTGTATAGCATATAAAGGACCTTTATTGACAGGATGTAAACTAATTACTTGCACATCTACAGGATACACTGGTTCACCTGGATTGTGTAGTTGTGATACTGTATCTAGTTATACTGGAACAGTTACTTATACTAATGGAATTTTAGGAGGATGTGATATTATAATAACGACTGTACCAAAAACGATATATATTAACTCTAATATAGCCATGATTGCACCATTCCCTTTAAATAAAACATTTAATTTTATTCCAAATAAAATTACTATTGAGCCTGTATCAACATCAACAACACTATTATCTTCAAATGGTGTTTATATTAGTCGTTTTTCTTTAGATAATACGGTTTTTACATCTATTACTAACAGAAATTTTCCATTAACTATTACTTCTATTCCTAAACCTATTACAACAATGTTTAGTTCCTTTATTTTAGAATTCGGTACAACAAATTCGGGTCAAAATAAGTCAATACCTAATATTGCATTTAAATTTACATTTTCATAATTTTTTATTTTTTATTATTAATCGACTTTTGAAATTATTATACAAAATATATTTTTACTTATGATTTAATATGGATTGGTTGTTGTTGTCTAAAATGGTCAGATGAAATAATTGGAAACCAAATTCAAGGTGTCTTCTAATTTATTTAAAGTTTTTATAACTTGTTTTATTAGTTATAAAAAATATTTTATATTTTTCAATTTATGGTGATATAAAAAAGGTAAATATATATTACATTTTTCACATTTACATGATATAAGAGAATTAGTATTTTTCAATTTTATAAGCTGTCTAGCAACTTCCATTAATTCATATTTTTTAGTTAATGCAATGCACATTTTGCAATATTCACACTTACATTTAAGATAACATTTTACACATAAAACATTTTCATTATAACAATCTTTACAGTGATGAAAAGATAATATTATATCAAGTAATTCTGGTGGTAAAATTGAAAAGTTCATATTTATTTTATAAGGAAAATTTTTTAAAAACTCAATGTTTTCTTGATCTAAAATATATTTATTATGTGAGGTTTTATATTAAATGAAAGTCTTTTATTTCAGTTCTACACAATGGACATTTATTATCTTTTGTTTTTTCGTAACGATTTTGTGAATTTTATGACCACATGGATTCAATTGAACCCAAACACCAGGCTCATCTTCAAGACAAATACAACAGTTTTCTCTATCTTCAGTATTCACGATAGTTTCAATGAATTCTTTATGACAATAAAGTAGTTCCTTCTCAATCCATTGTTTAAAAACTGATTTAATTCTTGAAGTAAAAACTGGCATTTTTAAAGTACTATGAACTTATCTGAAATAAATTTTCAAAAAAATCATTTTTTGAAAGTACTATAATATTATAAATTTTTTTAAAAAAATTTTACGATGTGGTCAAATTCACCAACTGCTCTCTAAATGTAATATTATTATATTTCAAGTTCATTATTTCCGCCGCGGGATTTGAAATAATATTATATTTCTTATGATTCTGTGTTCCATCTTCGTTAGCCCAAAATTCTTGTGATTTAGTATTCGTTATTTTTGAAATATCACTAAGTACGAAAGCTTCGGTAAGTTTTTGTGTATTTATATCTTTTATAACGTTCCCATTAATATCCTTAAATTTAAACATTTTTCTAGAAGAATCTACACATGCATATACAAGATTACCATTTTCATCTTTTAGAATTTTTTGAAAAGCAAAATTTGCGAGACCTTTCTGACCATCAAGTATATCATCAGTTGTAAATTCTCTTTCTATAATACCTTTTATTCTTTCTGTGTCATTTAGATTTAAATTTCCAATTATATTGTTTGTGTTAGTATTAGTTCTCGGTTGAAGAGCAATTTTTTTTATAGTATTATGTTCATCTTTATACAACTTATCTTTTATTTCTAATTCTTTTCTTAATAGACAGATTTCTAATTCATTTTTTAGTTTTTCGTTTTCTTTTTCTAGCTTTTCTATTTTTCTTTCATATTCTTTTTCTATTTCTTCTATTTTTCTTTCATATTCTTTTTTAGTTTCATTTTTAATTTCTTTTATTTTTATTTCAGTTTCTTTTTCAGAATCTTTTATTTTCTTTTTTTTGCAACATAATAAATGCATTTTTAAATTTTGTTCTGAAAAAATCTTATTGCAAAAGACACATTCATTTAATTTTATTTCATTGAGTTGACGACCTTCTTTTTCCTGAGCAGATAAACATTTTTTATTTGTTTTTTGATGATTAGTTAAATTTGATTTATTACTAAGAGTTTTTTTACAAAATTCACATTCCATTTTTATATTATAAAATATATCTTTAAATAAATTATTTTTTTCAATAATCATTATTTTTTTTTCAATAATGATTATTTTTTTTTAATGAATAAATCGCCGTTTTTATCTGAAATTATTATTTTTTTTCAATTAATTATTAAAAAAAACTAATCTCGGGTTGACATAAAGTTAAATATTAAACTGTTTTGCAACTTATATACCGATAAATGTGTTATTAAAGGTCGAATACATGCTATATAGTAAAAAAGTGTGTTTTTTTGAAAAAAAATTGTGTGTGTGTAGACGATTTTTAAAATTTTTATTTCAAAATCAAAAAATTCTAAAAAAAGAAGAAAAAAAGAAAAAAAGAAGAAAAAATAATTTTATTTAACCTATGAATATACTCAACTATTTTCAAAAAATCGTTCATATAAATAACTGAAAAAGACGAGAGAAAAAGACGAAAAAAAATTGAAAATCGATTCATTTTTTAATCGATTTGTATCGAAAAACGAATAACTTTTTACCCAACTACTATCAACGACGATTTTTTTTGATAAAACGACTTTGAAACGATTATACAACTTATATTTTTAATTTTAATTTTCAACCCATAAATTGTGGGTTTATCGAAAAATTGATTTTTTTGAAATTTTTTTCTAATGTTTTTCAGCTGGACAAACAAGATGCAAACGGAAAGAAGAAGAAACTGTAGTAGAGGTCTTTTGAAGTGCAAGATTCGAGGACATAATCATGATTCTACTAATATTGGCGTATTTTTTGGTTACTCGGAGGATATCTGCAATGTTATTCAGTCAGTTCGTTTGATTGATCAAAGCAATTATATTAGAATGTATAAGGAATTGAATTCTTCTAATATAAGTTGTTTTTTGAACCGAATATTGAAAAATTGTCAGGAGGACTATATAGTAAATGCAATAGTGCATTTTATTACTATATTAAATATGCTCAATACAAATGAAGGTCGATATCTGCTAGCAAAAAATAGCAAGTTACATTTTGCAGTAAATACAAAATTAAATGAGATTACTAATTTACCAGAATCTCATCGGTATAGCATCCTCAAGAAAATATTCAGTAAAAAACTGGAAGTAGAAATTTTTCATGAACGCATGGTCTATTTTTACTTGAGTAGAGGAAAAAATACGTTTTTTTCAGATTTCTCTGAAAAAGTAGACGATTCAGATAATTTATTTTCAGAAGTTGTAAAGTTTTTATAAATGCAAATTTAATTCCTTACATTAATTTTTTTCTCAACAAATATAATCAAAACTGAAAGATACAATATTGACAGAACTGTTACTTCAAAATTCTCAGATAGTTTCAAAATTACAAAGATCGATTTCACGTAATCCTCATAGGAAAAAAAATTAAAACGATCATTACAAAATGCATTTGAAAAAGATAAAAATAAAAGAAAAGAATTACATCACAAACTAGCAAATTATCTATGTTCTAACTTTAAACATATAATAATTCCTAGTTATGGTATAAAAACAATGAAACTACATTCTACCGTAAACAAGTCAATGAGAAATTTAGGTTTCTATCAATTTCTTACATTTTTAAAACACAAGTGTAATGAAAGGAATGTAAAAATACATATAGTAGAAGAACATTATACGTCACAGGCATGTTGTAATTGTGGTTGTTTAAATAAACCTAATGATAGGGATTACAAATGTAATTCATGTGATATGGAAATACATAGAGATGTAAATGGAGCAGTAAATATAGGATTAAAACATGTCGATAAACGACAGTAAGGGTAATAAAACATCAGTACCCTGAACTGAGGGCTAGCTCTGGTATGAGAAATCATACTACAACACGTGATGTGTAAAAAGTGATTTTTAATCACATATGGTGTAATTATTATTTGGTATATAATATCATTTAATAGTAATTGATTTCAATTAATTACATTATATCTAGCAGACTAGAGTTCAAATTCTTTTAATTTTCGTTCCAATTTTTAGAAAATAAGTTATTTATTAAGATTCAAAGCTAGATCACAATATTTTTAGAAAAATCAAATGTAAATTTTATACTTAATGTGTATAAAATTTTATAATTTTTTTATAGTAGTTTTTTCATAATATAGCATTCTTTTTCATATTCTTTCATTGCATTACTTATGATAAGTGAATTTCTTGACCCATTTATCACTTCAATGATATTGTCTATAGAAATATACTTAGTTATTATTTCAAGATGCCAAACCATAAGTATATGTATAAAATTTTCTTGATATATTTCTGGGAAAAGAGAGAATATATAATTTCCAGAATAACCATAAAACGCAAAGAAATGTATACCTGTGGCACATATATTTACTGTTTCATCTAATTTTGAACAAACAGTGCAATTTACTTTATATTCTTTTCTAATATAGCTTGAATAAAATGATATATGATTAACATGATCGACATATGATTTATCACGTAGATTTCTAATACTTATAATATTGGCTTCATTAGTCCTATATTTTATATCATTTGCTATTATAAGAGAATTTCGATTCGTTTTCAGAAGACATATGTAAAAATTGTTTTCATCTTTTAGTATTTTGTATCCATAACGATGAATTGAAATTAACATCATTTATAATTTATATTGTCCAGATAATTAATTTAAATAAATCATTTTTTATATTGAATTTATTTGTGAATTACCAGCTAAAAGGTTTGTAAGTTTATTTAAACAATACTATTATAAAAAAAGAATAACTAAATATTTTTTCTCCTACGTGAAACAATTATTATTATTTGAGTTTTAAAATATTTCTATAGCATTATTAAGATTCAAAGCTAGATCACAATATTTTTAGAAAAATCAAATGTAAATTTTATACTTAATGTGTATAAAATTTTATAATTTTTTTATAGTAGTTTTTTCATAATATAGAATTCTTTTTCATATTCTTTCATTGCATTACTTATGATAAGTGAATTTCTTGACCCATTCACCACTTCAATGATATTGTCTATAGAAGTATACTTAGTTATTATTTCAAGATGCCAAACCATAAATATTTTTTCTCCTACGTGCAACAATTATTATTGCATGTAGATTTCTAATACTTTAATAATATTGGCTTCGTTAGTCCTATACACTCATTATTTTTTTATTATCTAAAATATATTTTTTGTAATAAATGAGATTTTTATTTAAATTTTTAATAACATTTTTAATATTAGTAATAATTATTTGTCTAGTCTTTTTCTTCTTAACATTATCTAATTCTGGAATATGTGTAAGTGATCCTGGTTATTTTTTTTCCACGAATGGTAAGATTGAAAAATCTCCATTAGGTACTTATTGTCCTGATAAAAATATGATTGAACCCAAAGATTGCCCGGAAGGTTATTACTGTCCTACTACTGTTTCTCATCCAATAGTTTGTCCTATTGGATATTATTGTCCAAAAAGCTACTTGAAAGAAGATTATTGTTCTTTTAGTAATACATTTTTGTTTTGTCCGTTGGGTTCATATTGTCCAGGTTCAGGTAATGTGAATCCAATTCCATGTCCAATGGGTTATTATTGTGGCGGAGGAAGTGATATTAATAAATGTCCAACTGGATTTTCTAGTCCAATTAAATCAAGTTCAGTAAGTGCATGTAATATTCCAACAGATATTATAGGAACAACAAAATATGGAATAGTTTTATATAAAACAGGTAATATTTATTCTACTAGCTGGAAAATTATGAATAAATTAGTAACTGGTGGTGTTAAACATATTCTTGTTTTAAAAGATGGAACTATCGCCGCAGTAACAAAAACAGGAAGTATTGCCTATAAAGCAAATTACACAGCTGATTGGGATTATACCAAATTAGCAAGTACTGCCACAATTTCATTTATAACTCAGTTACAGGATGGTGTTATTGTCGCAACAACAACAGATGGAAGAACGGCATGTAAGACAAGTTATACTACTGTTTGGGATTTTACTAAATTAGTATCAAGTGGTGTTAAATATATTACACAATTTCAGGATGAAACTATTGTCGCAACAAAAACGGATGGAACAGTTGCATGTAAAACAAATTATTCTGATACCTGGAATCTTAATAAAATATCAAGTACAGGAGTTTCATTTATAACTCAGTTACAGGATGGTGTTATTGTCGCAACAACAACAGATGGAAGAACGGCATGTAAGACAAATTATACTACTGTTTGGGATTTTACTAAATTAGTATCAAGTGGTGTTAAATATATTACACAATTTCAGGATGGAACTATTGTTGCTGTTACGACAACTGAAGGAAAAATCGCATGTAAAACAAATTATTCTGATACATGGGATTTTACTAAATGTGCATCTATTAATATGTCATTTATTACACAAGTTGGGTTATAAATAAAATTTAGTATTGTCATTTTTTAAAGTAAAATGAAAAGGAATAAAGTCTTTTTTAGGATCATAATTCAAAGAACAGTAAAAACTTGCTACAAATAATTGTTGCTGGTTATTACTGAAATTTTCTTTTATTTTCATAAGTAGTTTACTTTCATAATCTTTAGATAAGCGAGTAATTGAATTCTTGTCAATTAGGTTTACTATGTCTAGAGTAGTTTGCATTTGTTTTTATTTGATGATGTTTCTTTAAATCGTGTTAAAAATTGCACAAATTCTGACAATTTTTACCTCATTTTAGAAAAATCTATATTAAATTTATAAAACTAAAATCTAGTTTTATAAAAAAATTATATCAATTTAAGCTGAAACTGTGGTTGGTGCATCTGGCTTAATGAAATGGTTCTTCAAACAGGTTTGAACTCTAAAATATGTTAGAGGCTCCTTCTCCTTCTTTACATCATACTTTAGAAGCTTTGTCAACTTTTCATCTGCCAAAATCTGGCGACGATCGGCCGGATTCTGGAGCTCATGCTCCTTAATATAATTACATAAAAATTTTGTAACTTCAACGCGGCTCCTGGGTAAACCAGCGTCCCATCCGGTAAACTTCGCCATCTCCTTAGAAATCTTTACAGGCTTCAAAAATCCTGAGTTGTTATTAGTGTTGGTTCTAGTAGTTGTTCTCTTTTGCTTAATAATTCTAGAAGATTGATTCTTAAGAATCTTAAGTCTCTTATTCAATGTTCTAAGAAACTTTACACCCTTCGTCTTATTCTCACTCTCTCTAAGATTCTCTACCTCATCCTCAATACTCTTAATTA